GATGAAAGCAGAGTTTTTGTTCTTTCACACGGAGACTTAGCATAATGGCAAGCGAACTTAGAGTTAACACCCTGAAGGATGCCGCTGGGAACAACAGCGTGGGTATGTCTACTGTTGCCAACGGTAGTGCGAAGGCGTATGCAAACTTCTCAGCCACTGCAATTGTTAAAAGTTTAAACTACAGTTCTTTTGCTGATAATGGGGTTGGAGACCACACGCTCACAGTCACTTCTGCTTTAAGCGATATAAATTATACCTATGGGGGCTTTGCAAGACCAACCACTTCAACGGCGTTTGACAGAGGTGCTACACCAGATGGGGAAGACCCGACAACTACTCAGCAAAGGTATCATTCTTGCCAGCTTTGGACTGCTAATTTGGAAGACCAAGAAGCAAACTTTACCATTATTCACGGAGACCTCGCATGAGTAAAGCAGCAGAACTAGCCGAGTTTGGCAGCGGTATCTCTAGCGGCCCTAATGCTGTCGAGGGGTTGGCGAAGGCTTGGGTTAATTTTAATGGTACAGGTACAGCAGCAGTCAATGACAGTTTCTCAATTTCTAGTCTCGTTGATAATGGAACAGGAGTTTATACGCTTACTGTTGCTGCGGCTTTCGCGAACAATCAGTATTCTCAAGTTGCTTGTTTAGGTCATAGTAACTCTAATGACGGCTGGGGAATACTAGAAGACACTAATGTAGCTAGAACCACAACAGCAGTAAAAATTGTAGCATTTAACGGTGATTTTGCAGTTAATAGCATGGTTTGGCATGGAGACCTCGCATAATGAACGAGGAAAACAAAGTCATTGTTGATGTAGCTGCTGGCACAGGCACAGTCGCCGCTTGGATGGCTATGGTTCCTGACTTTGTGGCACTGTTCACTGGTATCTGGGTGTTGATACGCATCTGGGAAACCAAGACCGTTCAAAGGCTTCTAGGGAAAGATGTTTAAGGCAATCGTACTGGCCTGCGCGATAGCGACTCCAACCGATTGTATAGAGTTTCACGACACTCGCGGCCCCTACGATACCCGCGCAGCCTGCGAACGCCGTGCTATGGAGATGGGCCGTGACGTTGGCGAAATGACTCACGGACTGATGCCTAAAAAATGGCGATGTCAAGCACTGAAGAAGGGCATGCTTTCCTAATGGAACCGATTAGCACTGCATTAGCTGGCATTGCGCTTGTGAAAGCAAGTGTGGATGGGATTAAATCAGCCCTTGGTACAGCCAAGGACATCAGTGCTATTGCAGGCGACATAGACGCGCTGCTTAACGGTCAACAGCAAGTACAAGCTGCAAGCAACAAGAAAGGCGGCATGGGTATAGCAGACCAGTTTGGCGTTGAGAGTGTTGCAAAGGAACTGATAGATGCACGGTTAGCTGCTGAACAGGTGGCTGAAATCAGGCGCTTAACAGACCACAGATTTGGCGCTGGCACTTGGCAGTCTATATTAGATGAACGTGCCAAGAGAATACGAGAAGCCAGGGAAGCCCAGGCCAAGGCGCGTAGAGAAGCCGCGCTTTCCCAGCAAGAAATGATTGATAACATGAAGATTGGCTTGGCTGTCCTTGCGCTTGCTTGCGTAGTAATCGGGCTGTTTATCACAGTGATGGTATCAACAGCAAAAGCGATTGGCATTGGATGAGTACGACAACAGGGCTTATCGGTGAGTACCAAGCCGCAGCCATTGTGTTGTCATTAGGTTGGCGGGTGTCTATGTGTCCGCAAGATAAGGTTGATTTACTAGCGTGGAAAGATGATGAATTTATCAGGATACAAGTTAAGACTGCGAGCCTACTATTACAGAAAGGCAAGCGCCTTCCGTGTTACCATTTTCAGTTTGGGCATGGACGCCAGAATAAAATTATTGGGAGTGTTAAGGACTATGACATATTATGCTGTGTGGGCTATCAACATAGGAAAGCAGTGTTCTTGCCAGTTTCTGAGGTGCAACAAAAGTCAAAGCGCATGTCGCCTAAGTTATTTGATGAAGATAAAGCGGAGTTTTATTCATTTAATAAAGCGCTGGCGGCAGTAAGAGGACGTAGAGATAACCAATGAAACAAACAGCGACAAAGTTAAACGAAGCAAGCGAAATAACAATTCCATTGCGGAATCTTATAAGCATGATTGCTTTTACAGCGGTCAGTGTTTGGGTTTATTTTGGGCTGACAGAACGCATTAGTTTTCTTGAACACAACCTGGAACTGACGATGGAAGAAGTTGAGGAGAACGACAACTGGATTGATGAGTTTCAACCACCTAAAAGCGTCCAAGACACTGTAACCAGGGTGCATGATTTAGAAATAGAAATAGAAAAACTTAAACTTATGTTAGAGGCAAGGTAATGTTACAAGCACTAATCGGCCCAGCTACTGATTTAATTGGCAAGTTTGTCGAGGACAAAGACCAGAAGAACAAGCTGGCTCACGAAATAGCTACAATGGCTGAACGTCACGCGCAAGAACTAGCCAAGGGCCAGTTAGCTGTCAATGCTGAGGAAGCCAAGTCAAGAAATGTTTTTGTGTCAGGCTGGCGACCCTTTGTGGGATGGTCATGTGGCTTGGCTTTGTTTGCACACTTCCTTATCTTCCCGACTGCTGATGTTGTGACTGCATACATGGGCATAGAGGCTGTAGCTTATCCATCTTTTGACATGGATAGTCTGATGACTGTATTATTAGGTATGCTTGGGCTAGGCGGGATGCGTAGCTTTGAAAAATCAAAGGGGCTGACAAAATGAAACGCGGATTATATTCAAACATTCATGCAAAAAAGAAACGCATTGCTGCTGGGTCTGGTGAGAAGATGCGCAAGCCTGGAACCAAAGGCGCACCGACAGCAAAGGCTTTTAAACAATCAGCAAAGACAGCAAAGAAGAAAAAGAAATGACCTTTCCGTTGTCTCCTAACTTCTCATTGGAAGAAATGGTGAAGTCTCAGATTGCGGAACGCAAGGGTATTCCCAACGCCCCAGAACTGCATCACATTGAGGCTATGGAACTGTTGTGTGAAAAGATATTGCAGCCCATCCGTGATGAGTTTGGTTCGTTTCTAGTGTCATCTGGTTATCGCAGCCCAGAGTTATGCGTTGCAATTGGCAGTAGTTTGGACAGTCAACATGCTAAAGGTCAGGCAGCAGACTTTGAGGTAGCTGGCATAGATAACTATGACCTGGCAAAATGGATTGAGGACAACCTAGATTATGACCAGCTTATTCTTGAGTGTTATACTGGCGGCAACTCTGGCTGGATACATTGTAGCTACGTTGAAGGCGGTCGAGGTGAGTCGCTTACATATAACAAGCAAGACGGGTACACCCACGGGCTGAAAAAAGATGGCTAAGTCACCAGCATGGCAGCGCAAGGCAGGCAAGAGTAAGTCAGGCGGTCTAAACGCTAAGGGCCGTGCATCTGCCAAACGCCAGGGCATGAATCTAAAAGCCCCTGTATCTCGTAAGCAGGCAAAGAAATCGCCCAAGGCAGCAGCTAGGCGTAAGAGTTTTTGTGCTAGAATGAAAGGCATGAAGAAGAAGCTGACAAGTAAGAAGACAGCGCGTGACCCGAATAGTCGTATCAACAAAGCCTTGCGCAAATGGGATTGTTAGTTACAAATAACTAAACTATATCCAGTGCCATCTCTGTGTTTGAATGATTTGTAAGGGATGTTGTAGTGTCGCGCAGCATCCCTTGCCCTTTCATGTTCAAGCCAGTTATCAAATGTAAGTGATTCACCAACTTTCAAACTCTTTAAGAATGTCCACCTTCCTCTTTTCTTTGCTGGCTTGCCTAGCTTTGGTTGCCCACAACATTCGCATCTTTCCATAACATTCCCTCCTGTTTAGTGAATAGCAGATGGGCTGCTTACTCCCAAGTATTACCCATCCACCATCTTTTATGTAATGTTTGTGACCACATACAGCGCATGCAATCTGCCGTGAATCAAACTTTTTCTTTGCCATCTTCCAGCAGTTCTAAAGCAATAGCGCCATAGCCTATGATGTCTACGAATGAATCTATGTGGTTACAGTTTAAACCAAACTCATCTTTTGCTGATAACCTAGATAGTTTTACAGCTATCATAAAGGCGCAGACCTGTGTTTCAGTCATCTTGTGGCCTGTAATCATAGACCCCATTTCACTGATTTGCCGGAAGTTATCACCCACCGTTCCATACTTAGACCGTTCCAAGAGTATGTCCTTGCAATGGTCTAAAGCATGAAAGGCAGTTTCCAGATTAGAAAGGGACTTCATCATCAAGTGCCATCTGTGGCTTAGGTGCGGCTGGTGTTTCCATCGACTCGGCAATCTTACGCATGCCGCCCTGTCTTACGTTAGCAGCAATGCTTTCACCGCTTGTGTAATCCTCTGCAATACGTTCACTGATACTTACATCAATAGAACCATCCTCATTTGCAAAGACAGAGATTTGATGCCGTGTGTCCTTGCTTAGAACAACATCACCTGGTTCCTTGCCTACATAGGGCTTCCAATTTGAGTTGCTGTGGGTCGCTTTTTTATCTGGGTCATTCGCAAAGCAGCGAATAGTTGTGATTTTTCTCAAGGCCATTAGGCTTCTCCTGTTGTTAATTTATCTTCAGCATCAAGGAACAGCTTAACAATTTGCTGCGCTGCCTCTGGATTACGTTGTTTAATGTCTTGTATTTTAGGCTTCATAGACTCAAACAGAGTATGAACATTATTGACATGTTTCATCTGACGCAAGCGTGATTTCATGTCTTGCCACACGCCCCTGTCATGCTTCTCGTCAAGTTGTTCACGGGTCATTTCTTTGGTTTGCGGGAGGCTTATTTCTGTAGTCTTTGAATCATATACAAATTCGTGAACTGGCTCAGACGGGGCCGGAGACTGTTGACTTGGAGGGTCTTTTTTCTCGACAGCCACCGTCTGATTCTGTGCAATGTTCTCTGCCTTACGCGGCACTGCATCCATCTCATTAGCAGATGCGTACTCACCGCCAGACAAACCAAGACTAGCTAATGCCCTGCCTATAGCAGATGTCTCGGCATTTTCCAAGGCAGAAGTTGTGTTGACATGGCCTTGCCCTCTGATTTCTTCAGCCATACCAGACCCAACAGTGATGCCATCCTTGTTTGTAACGATAGCTTTGACTACGACACGATGCCCATCATCCACGATAATCTTGGTGTCAATACCAAACTCTGCACCAAGCACACGCCGGAACGCCTCGACACGATGCACCACTTGTAGATACATCTTGCCGCCCTTTTGCTTGATAGCGTGGTCTTTATAGTAATCAGCCACGACTGTCATTGCCCGTGTTAAA